TCACCATATACCAGGATGCGCTCTTGCGTATCCGCGTCGGGTGCTGCTGCAGTCAGGATGGCCCAGACAGTAAGTGCCAATATAGGGAAGCATAATGCTGACCCCATTGGCGCAAACTTCTGTAGCCAAAGAACCTGACCGTTCGGTAGCACCGTAGATGAACTCCGTGCTGAACTCAAGATGTCAAAGACATCAGGAGGAAACAGCAGGCGAACCAGATCAAGGCTAACTCTATCCGAGGCCTCTTTGAGGTCAAGAGTAGAGTACTTACCATTCCGACTGCCATAAAGGGCAGCGTTACGGTTCGGGCTTTGATCAGTGAAGAAAACGTTCCCCATAGTAAGCGGGAACGATTCTATGTGTTGAACTAAAACACGCGAGATACCTTGCTGGATCCATTGAAAATCAACGGGTTCACAAGATATCAAGCGAGGGCCACGAGAATCTTTTGGCACAAGTAAAACTTGTGCTGGAAGATCCTTATATCCAATTGATGCTATCTCTTGGATACGGTCACAAGCATGATCCAGACATGAGCAAAAGTACTCATGCAAGGGAAAATGCTTGCGGATCCGACTAGAGACATTAGTCCAGATATACTTATCCCAGAGCTTTTGCTTGGTAGCAACAACTCCAGGTCCGTGTTTCGGGTTAATGTCTTTGAGGTCGACGTCAGCGAATACCTTTCTAAGGAGTTCGCGGGCGCGTATAGTCACATTAAGAACATTAGGGCGAGGATTGAACCTTGCACTAAGTTTCTCTGTGATGCCACCTGCAGTCTGCTCGAGTTGAGCAAACATGGGTGATAGTTCAAAAAGGTCCTCCTCCGTTTTTATAAACGAAGAGACGACTTTTTGTTCTAATTCATCCGAGTAAGGCAGTTCATACTTGTAAAACAAGTAGAGGACCTGCCGTATCACTCGAACGCATTCTGCACACGGGTCTTGAAGGACCGTGCCGGTTGGGCTCAATACACGATTAAAGAACTCACCACAAAAGAGTGGAAGTTCACTATTCCGCTGAGGTGTGAAACCCAGCGAAGTAGCGTTTAATGGTGTATGACCAGTAAGGGCCTTGTCAAAGGCCTTTCCCAGTCGAGGTAAGGTTTTCGTGAGAAAACCTATTCCTTCATAGCGCAGTCTGTCGTTAACCTTTTTCAAAGTTAATCTCAGACTGCGTGTGTTGAACACGACTCCATGTGACATGTGAATGTCAAGGAGTAGTGCAGCGATGAGCTTATGTTCATCTTGCCTCTTATAAGGGTCCATATGGATTCCTTTGCAAGAGTATGTACTACGCCCTGACCCCTAACGTGTCCTAACCGTAAAAAGACAATGCCAACTAAGTCAGCATCATCCATAACGAGAGCAGAGGCGATGATCAAACCAGGAAAGAAACTGCCTGCAAAGGCAATTTATAACCTGATCCAAATCATCGCTCTGCCTGACTCGTCTCCACTGTCGACTGAACAGATATTCAATGATACGAACCTATCCTACAAGCTCTTTACTTTTAATGGTAAAAGGCTGATAGAAGAGAATTCGGAAACGTTGAAGACCCTGTCAATCGATCCCTTCGTGAACCTGGTAATAAGCAAAGACTCGATTAATATCGCGTCAAACTTATGAACAAGCACACGTTAATGCAACTGGTTTGTACCAGTGGCATCATATGGTTCAAAAGTATAGCGAGTGCTATACTGAAGATAACCATTAGAGTAATCCACAGTGGATTCCGAGGTTTTGGCGTTCGGAGGAATGCCTCCAAACGTCATACACCCCGGGGTTAAGAGTAAAATGGTAGCCGGAATGGCTGCCATAATACAAGAACTCATTGAATTCATATAACTTAATATGATCGATGGCTAATTAAATGCCACCATTCAATAGTGCTCCAGAACCGTTACCAGTGCCGTCGTAGAGTATGGTCGTTGAGGCCCCTAAAGAGGCCATAAACGAATTCAACTCAGCGCAGACATTGGTAGCTTCCGTGATCGCAGCCATTGCCCCCACGGGGATGACGGCTACGGCATAGAAGCTGATTGTTACCGGTGTAGCGTTATCGACCGTCGAAACGATAGTTTTATCGAATCGAACAACCGAGCGCCGCGTCAGTTTCAACCCTTTCCCTGTCTCCTGGTGTGAAACCTTGAGACGATGGGGAAGCGCAGGTGATTCGCCGATAGCGGCGAATTCATGCGAACGACCCTGGATCCCGAGGGACTGGAATTCAACTTCCGTCCCTGCGGAGTTCTTCACTTCATTGGTGTTAAGCGTATTTGCTAACATACTTTGTTGTTTAACTAAAAGCCCTAGTGATTAATTTCACTAAGGTGATGGATGACGCGGTCTTCTAGTAAGTACTAGAGCCGCACCCAGGCTGACCTCGGTAGGGGACAACCCGCTCGCACGAAGCGAGGCCGGTGTCGGTAAGCACAGTTGACGGCGGTAAGCCGTTTCTGTGACAACCGATGCCGGATTTGCCGCTAGTCCAGAAAGGGCGTCGAAAGAGCATTCAATGCTCCGACTTCGCTTGATGGACCAGAGGCATCTCCGTATGTTTACTACCGGTTCCATTTGGCGGCTTGCAAATGTACTGAGATATTGGCTTACGCCAAACACCCAGTCCACTACAAACGACCAAGGAATAGCATTCCAGATAATAGCAGGGTTAAAATTAACCCCGAGACTATCCATGAGTGCGAAAAACCGAGCATGCTCGGTCTGAAACCTAGAGAATGAGTAGTTATACTCACACTCTAAATGGAACTTAGAAGGTGCGCAAATAACCCGCCTATGGGACTTAGCTTGTACTCCAACCCGATACAGTGGATCGTCAAAAACCACTGGAAACGGGATGTGATACGAAGCTTCGGTCTCAAAGGACGGAGTACCTGCGTAATCGTCAATCGACAATGTCGAGTGACGAGTATTAACCTTCTCGGCTTGAGCTATCAAGCGCATAACCTGCGCCTGATAACTTTTAAAGGAGTTTAGTACTCCTT